TTATCATTAGATAAAACTATTTTATCAAACTCTTTAGCATTAGTAAATGAAAATGATTCCGATTCTCTTTTACCAGAAAGTGCTAATCCCCTTTTAGTAAGTTTGTAATTAGTAGGAACATTTCCTGCAGATGGGTTTAGGGTTTCTACTACCATTGTATCCAATGAACTTGAAACTTTAAAGTTAATGTCGTCTAATAAAGTGAATGTAGTTCCGTTAGAAGATTCAACAGTTGTTCCACCACTTAAAACTCCAGCATAGTCTAAGTCTGGTTGAAATACATTACCACCTAAATCTTTTGCTGGTACTTCAACACTAAATGTTAATTCTACGGTAGCAGGAGTTGCTAACTTTGGTGTGTAACCATACGATTGTGCAATCGCTAATACATTTTTTCTTTCTTCAGCAAATTGTAAAAGTGTTTCTCTAAATTGATTATCTACATAATAATTCAATACATCACCTACATAAGATGCCATTTCAACAAACATCATACCTGGTGATGCTTCATTAAAGTCATTGTATTGGTTTGGGAAATAGTTTTTCGCAAACTCTATTAAGTTTTCTCTAATATCTGTAAAGTCTCTACCGAGATAATTTACTTCTTTCTTTACTATTTTTTTATTTGTCCCAAAGTCTGACATTTTTATTCTCCAATTCTAAAGTCAAAGTTTAATATTTCAATTGTATCTGGATTAAGCGGTACTGAATATTCTACTTGAACATTTAGTTGATTTCCATCTTGTGTTGTGAAAACACCATTAATGTTGATGTAAGATAAAAATCTACTGACTGATTCATTTATTGCTTCCTCTACTCTTTCAGGAATATTTTCACCTTGTTCAAACACTATACTTTTTAATTGACTACCGAAGTCTGGTTGCATAATCCTTTCTCCTGGCGTAGTTAATAATAAGTTTCTTAGATTGTGTCTTGACTGTTCTAATACCGTTTTTGTTTTACGAAAGAACCCTTGAGTATCGGTATAGTCCATTGGAAATCCTATTCCAACATTCTTATCTTCGTTTCTATCTATTTCTCTTACGCTTCTTGCCATTGTTTACCTTTATGGTCTAAAACCACCTTCACCTGATTTCTTCTTATTAATTGCTTTCATAAGTCCAGAGTAATCACGAGTCAATGCGTTTTGAACTTCTTCAGGAACTGCATCTACTGAAACTCCTGCTTTCTTGATTGTGTCAACTGCTCCCATTTCTCGTGCTCTTTCTTTATTACTACCCATACCTAAATCACCATAACCCAATACTTCTGCCATATTATCACTACCTAATATTCCACCTCCTAATGTAGGATACTCATCCATTTCAGATGAACCTAATGGTTTGGTTTGGTTCAATACTTCATTTAACACTTTGTTTTTTGTGTATTGTTTTTTAGGTTGTTTCTTGACTACTTTTTTAGGTGTAGGTTTAGAAATCACTTCTGATAATTTGATTTCTTCTTTCTCATTAATAAATATCTCGCTTAATTGTTTTTTGATTTCTTTACGAACAATTAATTCAATTATATTTTTTAATTTATCTTTGTTCATTTTTACTCCTGTTTTGTTAAATTTAAAATCTTCCCGTATGATTTCATTAGTTCTAAATCATTTTCACCTGTTGCGGTTTCTGATAAGTAATTTTCTATTTGAACAAACGCTCCATTTTCTCTTGCCTTAATTATATCCTTTTCTTTAAGTTTAGAACTTTTGAACATTGACAAAGTATCTTCTCCACCTGGTATCGATTGAAGTATATCTGATGGTACACTTTCCAATGTATTTAAAATAGCAGTTCTATCATTACTTTCAAGAGCATTATTTATAAGTTGTGCGTTTTCTAAAAGTGGTGCATTATCACTAACCACCTTTTCTAATTTTTTTATATTTTCATCAATACCTTCAGAAAAAGTTTGTATGTCTCCAACTATATTTTTAAATCCAGCTGGTATTGGTAATGAAGCTGCAATTTCTTCTGGAGTCTTTGTAGTAAGTATTTCTTTTTCTAAAAACTCTAAATTTAAAGTGGCTTCTATAAAGTTTTTTGCCCCTTCCAAACCTTTAACAATATCTTTTACTCCAGAAGGTAATGTTGCTGGATTAGATAATTTAGGAACTCCTAAAGTTAGTGCTTGAAATAATTTTTGTATTCCCATAGTTTGTTTTAAAAATCCAGACATATTTAAATCTGGAAATGGAATACCTTCTTTTGTTGCGTTTATAATTTTTCCGTTCTCTTCACTAATATCATTTACGAGTGTTTTAGCTTTAATTTCTACACCACCACCATCATTTGCTATTTGTATTCTTTCCCCTTTAATACGAACTGACTTCTTAGCAAAGATTGCAACATCATCTTCTGACGCTGTTATTAATACTCTACCTGAATTTCCCCATAATGTTGGACCTTCCCAGTCTAAATCTAAATAAGGTTTATCTTCTTTTCCTTTACCACGAAGTAAGTATCTTGATACTTTTCCAGAAGTCTTATCGTAATTCATATCAAGTAACTCACTATATTGTTGAGAACTTCTCAGTGTTAAAGAACTTTCCATATCAATATATGTTTCTTGATTTGATAACTTTATATAATTTTTTTCTGAACCAAATCCTTCTTGTTCTTTTGCACCTAATTGAATATAATTATCATACCTACCTTGTATTAATGTTTGTCCTTCTAAGTTAGATTGTAACAACTGATTACTTACTGATATATTTGGTTTAAATACATTACCATAGGGTCTTGACTTTACATCAGAACGCGTTTCATTATTGGTCTTGTTATCAAGAAGTGTTGGTGTACTTTGACCTACACTCTGATAATTAACCGACATATTACTATCACTTAATCTTGAAATATAAAAATGTTCTTTTTTGAATCTAAATCCTAACCACAACTCTCCAATCAATGGTGGTTGTGTAATGTTAGAAGTTGCAGGTAAAAAAGAAACCAATTCATCAACACTATCTCTCTGATTAGAAAATACATATCTACCTTTTACTTTTGGTGTTTCTAATTCTATGACTTCAAATACTTCTAAGTTTGCGGTTGTATTTGGGTCAACCGATTCCACATATACTTGTTTCAATACGCGGTTGAGTTCTGTTTTTGTTACGAACCCGTCTCCTGAAACAAACACATTTTGTAGTGATTGTTTACTTATCTTAGGCATTAATTTTCCTTACTGATTGAATTTTCTATTTCGTCTTTTTTGATTTGTAACTCTTGAACATCTGATTCTATTGCATTCATCAGTTGTTCTTTTTCTGCTTCTGATAAACCGAACTCATCTCCTGAATCCGATACTCTTTTTTCTGCTGCTGTAATTCTTTGAACGATTGTTGCCAACTTAACCAATTGTTCGTCGTTCTTGACATTGATTTCTAAGTATTCTTTTAACATAGGAATAATCTGAACGGCTGTATCTCCGTCTTTGATAAATCCTACCACCTCTTTCATTAGAACTTCTAATTGTTTTTTATTGGTGTGAGAATTATCGTATATGTCTTTGAAGACATCTGATAGGGTTTTTCCCTCGAATATTTCGTAGTCTTTTGCCATAGTTTTTACCTAACAATAAATATAAGACTATGAAAAAAAGGGTATATATATTTATATATCGGTTTATTTTTTTAATTTTACTATATAGTTATTATACGAGTCGGGGAAAAACCGACTTTTATTCATTAATAGGGGGAAACTAAAATGAAAGACACAATCAAAATGATTATAGATAGTGTATCTGGTTTAAAAGATGTACTATTACATATAATCGGCTTAGGTGTTCTCGTACAATTAGTATTTGTAGGGGGATTCTTAGGAATTGATATTGTTGGTAATTTAGTAAGTTTAGTAAATAGCTTCGGTGAAGCAGGATTTGCTGGATTTATTTCACTAATAATTATATTAGGATTACTCAACAAATAAAGGTGGAATTACAAGGGCAGTAGAAATACTGCCCTTTGTTATATTAATTATCTAAAGTTACCATTACCTTTTCCAAAGGCATATTCCAATTGTGTTTCGTGATATGGTGATTGATTTATTGTTTGATAGTTTTGTTCTCTATACCCGTACCTATAAGCCCTTTGTAATGGTTCATCACATCTACTTAATTCAATTACATAGTTGTCCATAAACATACGAAGTCTTCTAATAGCTTTACGATATATATCACCAGTTCTTCCTCGTGTTAAAGAAAACATTTCTCCAATTTCATAAAGAGAATGTGGTCTGTTTCGATTTATTCCCAAGTGTAATTCTACAACACTTCGTTCTCTTTCTGTTATAGAAGTAAGTAAAGACATAGCTTCTTCCACGAGATACTCATAATTAAAGTTTTCGTCTGGGTCATAACCTACGAAATTATTTTCTTCATATGTATTATAGTTTTCTAATACATCATTATAATTATTTTTTTCATTGTAATATTCAATCCAATCAACTTCGTTGTTAGGTTCTTGATATATTTTTGTTTTTCTATACCAAGTTCTATACATACCCATTAAAGTATTATAACTATTTTTACACTTTTCACAACCCTTAGTATTTGGAACACCCTCGATACCATTTTCATAAATATTTAAATGTGCAAGAGCGTGCTCTCTAACTTCTAATTCTATAAGATTGTTTGGATTATCATCACCACCGTGATGTCTTGGAATAACGTGGTGTTTTTGAACAAGTGGTATGTTGTTAAAACACTTCCACTCAAAGTGTTGATTTTTATTTTTTCCGTTCAATCTCTCAATCATATTATAATATATGAAGAAAAACTGACAATGTCAAGCTTTTTTTTATTTTTTTTATAATATATCCCAACTTCCAGTATATTTAGTTTCTATACTTCCAGTAGCCAGATAATTCTTTTGTAAATTGACGTGATGTTTTTTCAAAACATTTATCACACGAGTAATGTGTTGAGTGTTAGACCCAGTCATTTCTCTAATCAAAATGTATAGAGCTTTTTTATTAAAGTTCTCAATGTTTTGTCTTTGTTCCATAAGATACAATACCGAATTAGCAACATCAATATCTTGTTTTCTTTTAAACACGGTAGTTAGATTGTTGGTCCAGTAGTCTACGAATAAATCCATATATTCTTTCTGTCCTTCTAAAACATCTTTTCTATTGGTCTCACCCAAAGCATCTCTTTTGTAATCAGTTACGGATTCGTCATCAGTCTGTTTAAGTTTTTTGTAATTGTTATTGTTGTGTAAGATGAGATAGTTCTTGGCAACAATACTGAAGTAACTAAATGCCTTTCCCTTACCTTCGGCGAACTTATGCATATTCATATACAAGAAACTTACGACCTCGTGAATAACATCTGTACTCGGAACATCAAAGTAATAAAACTTAAATGTATGAATAATATTTTCTGCCAATTTCTCAAAAGGTGTTCTAATATGTTCATTGTAAATTCGTTCTCTCATATGTGGACGAGTTTCTTTATTGTGTCTGATGATTGCGTCTTCTGTTCCTTGGTGGAAGTAATATCTTGGTGAACCTTTCTTTGCTTTTCTTGGCATTATATCTCCGTTTCTGTTATTTCGTTTAACTCGTCTACTGCTTCTTTGATTGATTGAAACACTACACCTATTTCATCATCTGCTTCAAATGTTCCTTTGTTATCAATCTCTTTTAATACTCGTTGTGTTTCTTGTATTCTTTGTGCATAATCCTCAATCCAACTTTCTAATCGTTCTGTTTTTCTCGTTAGATTAAATGTAGTCCAACCTAACATCAAAACAATTATACTTAGTAATATGTATCCTATCATTTTTTCTCTCCAAACAATTCGTTAAATATATCTTTAGGGTCTGTTGACTTGGTGAACTTTTCTTTTATTTCCGTGTCAACCGCATCTTTAATTTTATTTACTGACTTCTGAACCTTAGCAGATTCTTTCTTGTCTTCTCTGTGCCACTCGTCATATTCAGTGTGAGTAGCCATCATATCTGCTTGGTGTATAATGTAAGCGATATTACTTTTTAATCTCCAAGCTGGATTATATCCTTTTAGATATTTTTCATTAGCGTCTTCATAAAGTCCGTCAGCTAATTTTAATCCAAGATATTCAAACTCAGACATACTGATTCCGTAGTGTTGTAAAATAAATAATGCCCTATCCGTAACATTCATATAAGACGAAAGGTTTTCATTATGAGTATAGATTTCACCCATATTCTTTACTCTCCAATCATTGTCTTGTGGAATGTAATAATCATTACCTTCCAAGTCTCCAATCTTTCCTAAGTCGTGGTGTAGAGCTGCGAATACTAATTCTTCATCTGTGAAGTTTATCATCGCTCCATTTGATACCCACACATCTTTAATTTGTTTGGACATATTAACCACGTGTAGTATATGTTCTACATAACCACCAACCATTGCGTTGTGAAATGCTTTTTTAGCACTAGCTGGTGCTACTATCATTCTATCTTCAAAGTCATCATACATCTTGTTTAGTTTTTCTAATCTATCTCCACTAAATGTATTGTTGATAATTGTTCGTAAGTCTGTCCAATTATCTGTAATTTGTTGTTCTGTTAATTGCTTCATTTTTCAATAACCTCGTATCTATTTTTTGTTAATCTTATATCTTTTTCATTTCTTAATCTATTTCTATATGAATTAAATGCTATTCGTATACCCCAACCAAGCTCATCAGTAATGTCTCGTTTGGTAACTGATTTTTTATCTCTGATAAATTTTAATATTCGTTTATATGAATCAGTTTCTTTACTTTCGTGTAAGTTGTCAATAGCATTTTGAAACATATCGTTAATTTTTAAAATCTGTTTATCCCATTTACTATCTTCAAATCTTTGTAATGATTTTTCAGAATATTCATTTCTAAAGTTTTCGTCGTCTAATGTTTTATTTATTAACTCTAAAAACTCATCTGAATCTTTATAATATATTCCAGCTTCATCTGCTAATTCGTGATAACTTCCGTCATCTGAAAACATATAAGGAACGCCAACTGACATTCCGTCTGTAGCAGATACTGCCCAACCTTCATACTTTTGTTTACAACAAACACCCACTTTACAAGAAGATAGTTTAGAAAAATATCCATATCTATCATACTTGTCAATCGTCATATATTGTTTTTCTTTTGATTCTGCTAATGGAACCCACACTTCAAAGTCTTGTCTTTGTTCCCAAAGTTTATCCATTTGTTGTAAGAACCAAGGATAGTTTTTGTATGTGTGTGGTCTATGATTGTAAACAATTATATTTTTATCTATTGTTTGTTTTTCATAGTTTGGTGTTTCCCAACCAAGATAATGTGGTTCAAGAATTTCATCTAATTGTTTAATGACATCATCATTAAAATGTTCCCTTGCATTTTTCAATACGAGTTGTTTTTGTGCTTCTGTATTGATACCACATTTCTCTTGTTGTAATAAACCAATAATGTTAAATGCTAAACCAACTTGATATTCGTAGTTTGTTATTTCTTTAAACTCGGTCCAATGAGTATAACCGATTATCGTTGGTGAAATATTGGTTGTGTTGAAAAGTAGATTCTTCAGTTGACCGGTGTGTTCTGGTAAATGACTATACACGATATCATAATCATTACGAGTCCAATCAATCGCTGTCATAACTTCTTTGAATGGAAAAGACATTCTCATTGAATTGGGATATGTAAGTTGTGGAACTATTAATTGTTCTGTATTGTCAAATTGTAAACTTGATATTAACTCGGGCGATATAATTGTCCAATGTAAATCATTTCTGATTTTATTTAGTTCTTTAATTATATTACCCAACACAACTACATAACTATCTTTCTCCAAATCTTTTTGGAAAGTTATATTTGGATACACGAGTATTCTATACTTGTATTCTTTGTCGTCTGATATGAATCTACTTAACGACATTATTTGTCATCTCCAAGTCCAAGATGTTCAAGGTTGTTGTCAGAAATCCAAACTTGACCTTGTTGTGTTTTCCAAAAAGCTTCAGGATTTACATTAGTATCTGGTCTTGTTGATGGCATAAGAATTACATTAACTTTAATACCTTTATCCTTTAAGAATAACATTAATCTACTTTTAAATAAATCACCCTCACCATTTTGATATGTTGTTAATGCATCTGGTGTTGGAGCATGAGCAAATATAATTAGCTCTTTAACTTTTTTTCCAGTAGGTTGTAAAAAGCTTTTTTTATCAAGACTATAAAAAGCTTCGTGAACTAATTCTAAAGCTCTCATACTCAAAGCTTCAGTAGATGTATAGGTTACGAGTGTTTCATCACCGCTGTCATCGCTAACCTTTGAAATAAGGTCTAACATACGTGTTTTCCAAACTTCACCACCCCAATGAATATGAGTTTCATTTAAAGAATAAGTTTGTCTAGCGACTTCTTTTGTAGCTTTATTAATGATTCTACTAATCTCGGTTGAACCGAATCCCATCATTTCAAGTGTGGTTACATTTCCAGGAAAACTAACCGGAACTTTATCATTAACTGCGTAAGTAATTAACAATTTTACCGCATCTTTTTCTGACATCTCATTCTCACGAACTTCTGATTTTGGATTTAGCAAATTAGCCAAAATACGTTTTTCTGTTTCTGTCCAATCCTTTGTTATAGAATTGTCCACCAAAAGAACTGGTATTTTGTCTACTTTATTTGCTCTATGAACACCAGCTCTTGTATGGTGTCCATCTAAAACTCTATCATCAACAATAATGACTGGTTTACATTTGTTAATACTCATCTTTTTATCTACTTCTGCAGTAATGTAAATAATTAATTCCGTATCCATTTCTTGTCTTGCTTGAATACTATCCATATTGTAAACCACTTCTTTATCTTCAAGATAAATTTCAAATGGTGAATCTTTAATTAAATCTAAATCTACCAGGTCACCATATGATTTACTATAAAGTAAGATTTCATCACGAAGTTTTTCAATCTTTTCAATTTGAGCGGGTTTGAATTTTGGTGAACCATTACTATCATTGTACCACATATCATTACTCACAGCATTAACTGATTTTAAATCTTCAGATTCATAATATGTCATTTCATCATAAGAACCATATCTTAATATTTCATATACGAGATGAGATGAAGCATTATTACATACTGAGATAAACTCTTTATTTTTTGATGAGTGCCAATATGTACCATCTCCAGGATATTCGCTCTTTTTATATTTATGTACACCCTCATATTTTTTACCATTGGTCTTATTGGTTATTAAATACAAACAAGCTTCTGGTTTGTTAGTATAAGGAAGAATTTTTGTTTCCTTAAATGGTGCCTTAATTTTTCTTTCTTTTTTCATTTGTTAATCTCCATAGTTTTTATTGTTCAATAAGTTAATAATAAATTTTGTAAAAGTCAAGTATTTTTTTAACATTATCTACCGACTTCCTTTAAATAAGTTTCTTTGGCTTCTTCCCAAGTCATACCGATTATATTGGAATAAAATAATGAATCTGGTTTAATTCTATTTTGTTCCAATAGTTTTGTATATCGTTTGATTGCTTTTGGTTTCCACCAGTTGTTAATGTAATCTGTATCTTGTTGATACTTTGGTTTCATAATTAAATCTTCTTCTTTGATTTCACTTCTTAAAAATTCTTTTCCGTTTTCATAAATGTTTGCAAAGTAAACACCTCGTTTGAATCCGTGTTCATATTCTTTTGGTTTGATTTCTAAGTGTTTAAAAATTCTATTAATAACATTTTGTTTAGGACCAGTATTGGATACGGCCTTTAAATGTTCTTCATAATGATTTTCTTTTAACCATTGATTCCAAACCAAGTAAACACTATCGTCCGGTTTAATTAAAATCTTTCCATTGGATTCTCCTAATGTTTTCCATAAAGGTATTCCATTGTATTGAGAATGAATACCATACAAAGATGTAGTTGTGATACCAACTAATAAATCATCATAATCTTTTTTCCATTGTTCTCTAACATTAGAAGATGTTGTCATTGATGCAATTAACTTACCACCCAACATATTAAAACCTAATGGTTGAACACAAACAATCGTTGATGCGATAGCTGTATTGTTTAGTTTATGTTCTTCAAATTTATCTTCTTTTTTCCAACCCAAGAAATCATCACGAACTTTAATACTCGTGACATCACTACCTAATGATACCAACCCAAGTATTTTATCTGTTGTTCTATCTTTAACATAATACTTTTGATTACGACCTGGGTTAGCGTTCCAATCCATTGTGTGAATTAACTTTCTAACTAATGTCCATTCGGATGCGTTTTTGGTAAATTCTATAATCGGGTCAAGGTTTTCTATTTCTTGAATAGTTAATTCTTTGTTATAAATGTCTGTTGGTGTCCACAACTTATTTCTGATAGTATCTATTTGAGTTGCCCATTGTCTTGATTTTTCTACATCTTTATTGAACTCTTGCCACTTCTTATAAAGAGTGGATTCTTCAACTGACATAGTTTTTAGGTAATCTAAATTCTCAATGAACTTTTGTTTGTTTAGTTCAAAATCAAAATCTGATTCTCCTGTGAATTTTTCGAAACTCAATTATAACCTCGTTATTATATATAGTTGTAAAGATAGGACAACAAATGCCAGAAGTGTTCTGATAAATTCCATCAAGTGATTGTGTCTATCAAAAAATCTTTCTATCTTATACCATATTGATTGTTGATATTTTTTATATTCTTTTTTACTCATAATTCTATAACCTTTTATTTATACTAATATACAACATTTTTGTTCCGTTGTCAAGAACTTTTTTTAATTTGTAATAAATTTTATATCCTCGTTTAGATTTGCTTTTTTAATTTTAGCATCTGTAAACTTATATGGTTTAGTACCTGGACTTTCCAATATATCGATACGATTTACAAATCGTTTGTTCATTGTATCTTTGACTTGATAGACTCCGTCCTTTCCGTCTGTTCCGGTCAAAATAATAAAATCACCATAATCTAACCAACCACCCCAACGCTTTAATAAATTACGACTAACCGCAACATACTTGTATTCTGATGCTTTGTGTATTGTGATTTTAGTTCCGTCTGCTAATATGTTTGGTGTTCTGTCAGTCTGATGTCTGACTGGGTGATACATTGTAACCACAACATCGAGTCCGTCTAAACGAACTCCGTTTGTTAATTCATCAATCTTTAATTGCATTCTGACTCTATCGTCTTCCAATGAGTCAATCATCGCCATATAATATTCACGATACCCTTTGAATAGTTTATCCCAAACTAATCCATTAAGTAATGTAAATAATGTGATGAATATTAAAAAATATCTTTTCATAGTTTCCGTCCTTTTATAGTAATAACTATCTACTCCCT